GAATGGCGCAGACAACCATAGCGAAGCCGCAGACGTTTAGTCCGGCATATAACCCACTCAAGTTCATCATCGATTCCACCAACAAATCATTGGCTGGCTTTCGATACATCTTTGATGTCTACGCTGCTGGCACTGCTACCAAGGTAGCAGAGTACAAAGTGCTTCCAACCTACGGCACTGGCTATGGCGAGGAGGACCTATCCAAGCTGCTCCAGAATCAAGTGAGCTGGGATTTGAACACAGAGCTCACATCCAACTATGGCGCACCGAATTCATACTACGCATATGATGTCAAGGTCGGTGAGGAGTATGTCTACGAGGTAGCCTATACGAGTAGCTTAACAAATGCGAGTGGCAGCGTGCAGATAAACGTCACCAACTCATTCGCTACTGGAGACCAGGTCATCATCACACAAGCTGATGGTGGAGTGGCAAACCCACAGCTCGAAGGACTGCACACTGTGGTCAGTGCAACTGGCTCGGCATTCGTGGTCAACGTAAACTGGTCCACGATCACGAGCGCAACAATCGATGGCTCGGTGAGCTACGCTGACAAGCGCAAGACCATCACCAGGGACATCACTCTCTTCGAAGATTACAGCGTATTCAATGGAGCGTTCAGATGGTTGGACTGGACAACGTATGACAAGCTCGACTACAAGCTCAACACACCCACTGCATTGTGGCTGACCAACCAACCAACGGCTGACTTCTACTGCACATTGGGTCAAGACTTATATCTCAACCTCCAGAATCCGAAAGGTACTGACCGCATCTACTTCGAGAACTCGAATGGTGCTGTGTTCTACAAGGCAGTTATCTCGAGTACTGACATCCTTCAGGTGCCAGTGGGTCCGAACAACTATGGAATCTTGGTAGGCACAGGAGACCTCATCGACAACACTGTTGAGTGGTATGATGTGTGGTTCAACAACGGCATCACATTGCAAATCCAAGACTCTGTGAAGTACAGAATCTACCTCGACAGACGAGTGCTCATCTCCGAGTATCATGTGCTGTTCCTGGACCGACTCGGCTCATGGTCATCATTCGCCTTCCAGCTAAAAAGCTACGAGCGTGGTGAGGTGAGTCGTGAGATGTACAACCAAGATGTCGCTGGCTATGTCAACGCATCTGACGAATGGACATACAAGACCGAGGAATTCGGCTTCAGAACATTCAACACCAACGTCACCAAGCGCATCGACCTCAACACAAACTGGATGACACAGAACATGGCAACCTACTTCGAGGAGCTGGTCACATCACCACAGACCTTCCTCAAGATTGTCACCTACGTCACCACAGAGGATGGCATCCCACTCATCGATGAGGATGGTTGCCCGATTCACATTCCTGAGTCAACGGCATACCAGCCATGTATCGTGGACAACAACGCATACGAGATGCTCAACCAACGCAATAAGAATCTGATGCGCCACTCAATCACTGTGCGCCTCGCAAACCAGGACAACATAAATGGTTAGAATTCAACTCGAGAATGGATTCCTCGATGTAAAGGAGGGAACTGTCTTTCCTTTGAACTTCGCAGTCGGGGACATTCGTGACCTCACCAAGCGCAGCGGAGCCTTCTCCAAGACTATCACATTGGTGGGTAGCAAGAACAACCACGAGCTGCTCAACCACTACTATGACGTAAACATCTCCGCTGGCACATTCGACATCAACGCACTGACCAAGTGCAGCGTAATTCAGAACAACGTTCCCATCATGGAGGATGCGCTGCTTCAGTTGCTCTCAGTCAACAAGAATCAGCAGACAGATGCCTATGAGCAAGCTGTCGAGTATGAGGTCCTCATCAAGGATACAAGAGTGGAGTTCTTTACAGCCATCGCCAACAAAGAACTGACTGACCTGGACTTCACTGACCTCAACCATACCTTCTCGGCTGCTGACATCGTGGCAACATTTGACAACACGATCACTGACGGCTTCAAGTATGTGCTGCCATATGACACCGACAATCTGTACAACGTCCGTCAGATGAAGCCAGCCATCTATGCCAAGACATACTTTGACCGCATCTTCGCCACTGCTGGCTTCCAATACGAGTGGAGTGACCTGGCATCTGCTCGCTTCGATAAGCTGCTCATCCCATACAACGGAGATAGCAACACATTCGACAACACTGACTACTTGGTGGAGGCAACCATCAACGGCATTCAGCAAGAGACACTGACGAACTCATTCGGCTCTTATGATGACGTCACCGGATGGACTGAAATCACTGACGTGCAAGGCTCATTCAATCCAACGACTGGAGTCTACACCATTCCAATCACCACGAGCTCGGCATCTGGTGAGGGATACACTGTCGAGTATGAGGTCAACTATGACTTCTATGTTGACAACACCAACAGCGTGGATGTGTATAACAACTACAACGCATACACTGCAAGACCGAGAATCGCTGTGAGCGTGGAAGGATATCAGGACCAGATATCGAATGTCGCCAACACTCAAATCATAGGCACTCAATTTACACTTGCTCCTGGCATCCACAACTTCACACCACCAGCCTCAGGCATCAAAACTGGTGGAGTAATTGCAATACAGAACGCATCTGGCTCTCAAGAGATTCTTGCTGCCGATGAGATGAAAATTCAAATTGGAGTGCAACAGCAATTCACTGCATGGTTCACAGATACAACCTTCCCATACACACCAGCTCCTGACCCGGTATACTCGGTATTCAAGGTCAACAGCCTGAGAGTGCGCATCCTTCCAACTGCCAACATCCAAGTGATTGGTGGTATCCTGGACATCAACCAATATGTGCCACTCAAAATCAAGCAGAGCGACTTTGTGAAGTCCATCTTCCAGATGTACAACCTCTATGCTGACACTGATACGGACCAACCCAATAAGCTCATCCTTCGCCATCGTGACGAATACTATGACAGCGGAGCAGAGAAGGATTGGTCGGCCAAGCTAATGAAGGACCGGGAGCAGAATCTCATCTTCCTTCCCGACCTCTCATCCAAAAAACTCAAGCTCACATACAAGGCCGACAACGACTCACCGAATGTGGTCTACACTCAGATGACCGATGAGATTTATGGGCAGCTCGAGTACACCTTTGACAATGAGTATGTGAAGGACACCGATACCAAGGAGCTCATCTTCTCACCCACACCAGTGGTTGCCACGAGCTTCGATGCTTATGTGCCATCACTCAATGGTGAAGCACCCAAGACCAACATCCGCATCTTGTATGATGGTGGAGAGCAGACGTGCGGCCCATGGGACCTCATTGAGTATGGCACCACGGGCTCACTCGGACTCACTGCATATCCGATGATTGGCCACTTCGATGATGCGCTCACTCCAACATTCGACATCAACTTTGCAACGTGCGACTACTACTACTATACACCAAGCACACTGACTGCGAACAACCTTTACAATCTGTACTGGAGAAGGACAGTCAACCAGATAAATGTCGGCAAGATGTTGGTGGCTTACTTCCATTTGACCGAGGCAGATATCCAAACGCTCAAGCTCAATGACAAAATTCGCATCGACAACTCATGGTGGAACATCAACAAGGTCATCGACTATGATGCCAATGCAGAGGTACCAACCAAGGTCGAGCTCATCAGCATCGACAGCGAGATTGAGCTTGCTCCATTTGTAACGAATCCGGGCACACCCACATCACCGCCAATCACAGCCACATCTCACTCAACCAATTTAGCCACACGATCAACAGAGGCAAATGTCAACCTATCAGGTGATGACGTCATCGTGCGTGGTGAGGGCAACAACATCGGTGATGGTCTCAGAGGCTTGGTCATCGGTGACAACAGAACACTCCAGGAGGATGGCATCATCACACCACGCATCAACGGAGCTGCTGCTGTGGCGCAGACTTATGTCGCACTACTAACGCAGAGCGGCACTGCTGCACCAACTGCTTCTGTATTGGCTGACAACATCGGAGCAATCACCTGGACTCGCACCAACACTGGTCAATATCTCGGCACTCCTATCAGCCCACTCGATGCTCTAAACACTTTCGTCATAATCGGCAATGTAGAACATGACTACCTTGCTTCAGCCTACGTCAACAGCGATGGCAACATTGTAGTGCATACAACCAAAACACAGAATCACGCACACACTGATTCAAAATTAAGAAACTCACCAATAGAAGTCAGAATATATGGCTAACGAAATCGAAATACCTCTCAAGCTCTCCGGTGTTCAGTCACTCAAGGCAGAGCTCCGTTCACTCAAGGCATCCATTGCAGAAGCATCTGACCCAGAACAAATGGCCGCTCTCGCCCAACGAGCTGGTGAGGTAGCGGATAGAATAAAGGATGCCAATGATGCTGTGAATGTGTTCGCCTCGGGGTCTAAATTCGAGCAGATATCCAACTCATTTGGCGGCATCAAGGACTCATTGATGTCACTCGACTTTGAAGAGGCATCTGAGAAAGCCAAAGTTTTCAGCAAGTCACTTGGTAGCCTGAATGCTGGAGATATCAGCAAGTCATTGAAGGGACTCACCAGTACTGTCACCACTATGGGTGGCGCATTCGTGAAGCTCGGGATGCAGATTCTTGCCAACCCGATTTTCTTATTGGTCGCAGTCATCACAGCTATTGTGGTCGGCATCGGAATCTTCCTCAACAAGATTGGTGTGCTCCAGAAAGCGATTGATTTCTTGATGGCTCCGGTGAACTTGCTCATCGACGCATTCAAGGAGCTGACCGATTGGCTCGGGCTCACAAGCTATGCAGCAGAGGAGAACGCTCGCAAGATGGAGAAAGCCAATGAGAAGGCATTCAAGTCATCTGAGAAGCGCACAGAGGCTATCTCTGACCAGTATGATATCGAGATTGCCAAAGCGAAAGCAGCTGGTAAGGACACCACTGACCTCGAGCTCAAGAAATCAAAAGCCATCAGCGATGCAGCCAAGAAAAGACTTGGAGATGCTCGCAAGGAATATGCTGAACTCAAGGGCTTGTCAGACAAGGACAGCATCGAGAGACGCAAGGCCCTAAGAAAGCGAATCGAGGAAGAGAATAAGCTCATCAAGGATGGTTCCAAGGAGCGCAAGATGATTGAAATTGCTGATAATGCAGAGCAGAAAGCAGCAGATGACAAGGCAGCAGAGGAACGCAAAGCCAAAGCGGCAGAGAATGCCAAAGCATATGCAGCTGGAAGGGCAGCGATTCAAAAAGAAATTGCAGCAGCCAACAAGCTGGTGGTTGACTCTACAAAAACTCAATCGCAAAAAGAGATTGATGATACAAAAGCCAAGTATGCGGCACTGATTGCAGAGGCTAAAAAATACAAGCAAGATGTCACTTCTCTTGAGGCTGCTCGTGATTTAGAAATCAACACCATTAGACAAGAATCTGCCAATGAATTTGTAAAGCTCGAGACTAAAAAATCAACTGATATCGTCAAGGGATTGGTTGACACCAAAACCAAGGAGCTTCAGATTCAAGGTGAGGGCAACATGAAAGCCTTCGAGGACCAGCAAGTTGCTGATGCTAAAATCATCGCAGCAGCGGCAGCAGTCGAAGAGCAGAAGCGAGCGATTCAGCAGCAAGGTCTCGAGGTAGCTTCTCAAGGAGTGAAATTGATTGCCGGTATATTTGAAAAGTCAAGAGGTGTGCAGAAGGCAGCAGTCATCGCTGAGTCAGCCATCGGTATCGCCAAGATGATAATTGCCAACAAGGCAGCGAATGTCGGAGCATTGGCAACACCTCAAGCAATCGCCACATCAGGTGCAGCAGCAGCTCCAGTCATTGCGCTCAACAATATCTCCACAGCAATCGGTATCGCTGGCAACATCGCAGCCACAGCCAAAGCATTGCAGTCATTAGGTGGTGGTGCAGCTCCAACCCCTCCATCAGTAGGTGGTGGTGGAGGTTCAGCTGGAGGCAGCTCATCGGTTCCTTCATTCGTACCTGGCAACCTATTCGGTCAAGGCAACGCAGCCAACAATGTTGGTGCTCCAAATGGCATGGAGTCAGGTCAGAATATAATGGTCACAGCTGTGGTCAGTGAGACCGAGATGACAGCCACACAAAGTAAGGTCAACAAAATCATGAAAAACTCAGTACTATGATAAGCTATCAAGCACTAATCAACGAAATCATTGCATTCTATAACGCACACCTCCAGGTGAAAAAGGTTGGCTCTGACTTCAAAGAGCAGCTCTTCAACTTCGCCACCAAGGATGAGAAGTATCCGATTGTTTATATCGTGCCAATTGATGCGATTCCAACTGACAACACCAATGATTTCACACTGGAGATTTATTGCTTCGACATCATCCAGAAGGACCGTGCAAACATCAACGTCATCTTGAGTGACTGCCATCAGATTCTCATGGACTTGTATCTCAACTACACTTTCAATCTTGATGATCGTGATTTTGATGTGGTCGGCTTCCCAGCTTTGGTGCCACTCAACAATGACCTCCTCGACTATGCAGCTGGATGGCTCATGACCATCACATTCACCATGGATTCATGGACCGATTGTCAGATTCCTAAACAAATCGGCGACTGATTGCAATATAAGTAATGGCAAGGTACAAAAACACCGGCGAATACAATTACAAATATCCCCTGAGAAGGAGAGTCGCCAACACACTCAAGAAAATCATCAAGGATGAAGCACTCATCGACACATACACGCTGTATGATTCTGTGCGCATCAATGCCAAGGTGACAACCGAGGGCAACATCCGCATCGAAATCCTTGCCGCCTACTATTTTGGATACCTAAACAACGGCACCGAGAGCATTGCGCCATTCAGATTGGTCAGAAAATTCAATGATGCCCTCGAGATGAATGGCTTGATAGCTGAAATGTATGGAATGTATGTGGCTGATTTGGCTCAGAGATTCCCAATCCTTGAGCTTGGCAATTTATTGCGCAGAAAGCCAAAGGTGATATATGACTTTGTGCCGCTATACGGAGATTTCAACTACGCACTGGACTATTAAATCTCCAGCTCCTTTCTCATAGCCAAGAAATTAAACACAAGCACGAGCTTCATATTGATAACCTGGTCATATTTGGTGAGGTCACCATTGCACATCGACCAAATAAGCTGCTCCCATCCCCACTTTTGAGATGACTTCTCACGTTCTGCTTCCTTCTTTTCCTCGGGGTCAGTGATATCATTGACATCTTCACCCACTTGCTCACTCATTAGGTTCTTGTGGCTGGTTATGAAGCTATCTCTGAACTTGATATACTCGGTGAGCACCCCATACATCTTGGTGATTGGTTGGTCAAGGAAGTAATGCACCCGACTTGACGTCTTGAAATCAGTTGATTCCCACTTTGCAACCACATTGTCCTCAACAATTTCGGGGATTCGGTACAGCAAAGCGCAGATGTTGGGCAGATACTGAAGATAGTCAGTGGTGAAGTAATGCTCCAGGTCGATGAATTCACCGAGAGTCAGGTCAGTCATTGGCTTGAGATAGAACTTGCCTATCCTATCAGTATACAATTTGTTCGGCTCAGTGTAGAGCCATGGAAGATTCTTGAAGATTTCGGCTACATCTGCGATATCGAGGTCATCGAAGTCCTCTGGCAACCCATCGGTGAGCGCACAGAGGATATCAATGTTGTGGTTGAATACACCATCTTCAGCTTTGAGTTGTCTCAGCTCAATGAACTGCTCAAGACTGACTTGATTCCACCCCTTGGGTAGTGTTGGCCTGGGCATATTCAGCGATTTTATCAGTCACAAATACAATGTATGGCACACACAACTCAGCCTTCTGAGTGCGGAATAACTTGGCCTTGTATTTGAGGTGCGCATCGGTGAAGTGCTCGGTGTTGGATAGGTCAGTGCGTTTGAACATGATGGCCATGATATCACTTAGGTAGTGATTTGGCTTGGTGTTCACAATCTTCTCGATGAGCTTGGTCTCTTTGACTGACAGCTTGAGCTGCGCCTCATAGGTGTAGCCATCCATTTCGACTGTTGTCACTGCTTCACTTGGTGTGAATGAGTTTAGGTTGAATTCTTTTATCAGCTCCACAAACTTGCTGAATGGGTAGTCATCCCATAGCTCCTCTTTGATGCCGAGGTATTTGAACATCTCAACATATCTCTCGATGTTGTCGAAGTCGGGATTGTTCAGAATCTGGCTGATTTTTTCGAACTGCTCGATGGTCAGCTCATCCATTTTGTTTGGTAGCTCTTGGTCAAATACTTGTATCATAATATCAATTTATGAACAAAGATACAAAATTTGCAATATAAGCATGACCAAAGATATTCCAGTTTACAAAATTACTATCGAAGATGAGTTTGCCGATGGCGAGAACTTGGGAATCGAGATGATTGCGTTCACCAATCTTCCAGCTATCAAGGTCAAAGGGATGGCATTCGGAGCAGAGAAAAAAATGATTTTCGCTGACGATCTAAAGTACCGCATCACAGCACCGGCAATGATACCTATGGACATCTACCGAAATAATGCTGAAGATGGTGAGTATTATGTGCAGTTCACAGCAGAGGTCATCGAGCAGATTCACACCAAGTTCATGGCTGACCTCCGCAATCGTGACATCTTCAACCTGGAGCATGACACTGATAAGAAGGTGCCAGCTTACATCCTTGAAACATGGATCGTGGACAACCCAACCCAAGACAAAGCATTCAGCACATTTGGCATCGAGGTACCGAAAGGAACTCTCATGTTGACAGCCCAGGTAACTGACAAAGACTACTTCGAAGAGCTGGTTGCCAAGGAGCAAATTGGTTTCTCCATCGAGGGCTTTCTTGGTCTTAAATTATCGCAACAATTAAAACTAAATAAAATGCAATTACCAGATGGAGAATATCTTATCGAGGACAAAATCTATGTCGTGAAAGGCGGCGAGGTTCTTGAAATCAAAGAGATGGAAAAAGAAGCAACTACTGAAGTGGTTGAGGAAGAGATGGCAGCAGAGCCAGTAGTTTTGGAAGAGACAACAGTCGAGGATACAGTGACTGAAGATTCAACCACTACTGATGAGGCTATGGCTATCGACCCGACAGCAGACGCAGAAGCAATTCTTGCAATCGTCTTGCCAGTAATTGAGGAGCGTGAGAAGGCATTGATCGCCATGCTTGCTGACCTTCGCAATCAAATGGAAGAGATGTATGGAGAAAAAGAAGTTGAAGTTGAGGCAACCGATAACAAACAAAAAATGTCGGTGCAAGATAAATTCAGCGCAGTGAGTAAATTTTTAAATCTAAATAACAAATAAAAAACCAAACAAAATGAGCAGAAAATTAAGATTCGACTTGGACATTGACGCATCAGCGTTATTGCAAGCAAACAGCGAGGCATTCTATTCTCGTGCGTATTTGAATGAGGAAGTAGTTGACAACTACCGCACACTTCCTGGTGTCAAATATAAGACAAAAATTTCGACCGTAACATTCGGTCAGGTCCTCCAGGCAGAGAACTGCGGATGGAGCGCAAGCAATGATGACCTCTCATCTGTTGAAATCGACGTATGTGGTTTATCGGCCATGGCAGAAATTTGCCAGTTTTCGTTAGAGCAGTCATTCGTATCATTGCAAATGACAAAAGGTTCAAATGGTGATTTCACTGTTGCATCTTTCATGGATTTCTATTGGGGAGAAATGGCGAAAACAATCGCAGAGAATATCGAGAAACTTCGCTGGTTAGGTGACACAGCTTCTGAAGTTGATGCACTTGCTTTGTGTGATGGTTATGTAAAATCATTACTTGCTGATGCAGCAGTAATCGACATTGCTTCACCAATCGCAATCACTCCATCAAATGTATTGGCTAAATTGGCTTTAGTTTACGCTGCTATCCCAGCTGCTGTAATCGCTAACCAAGAAGATTTGAGAATCTATGTATCAACTCCAGTTGCTACGGCTTACCGTGCTGCTGTTGCTGCTGCCAACACTCAAGCTAACTTGACTCAAGCTCTTGACTTTTCTTACTTAGGTATCAAGATGGTTATGTGTCCAGGAATGGGTACAACATCCAAAATTGTTGCTACGTTGAAAGGCAATCTTATCTATTCTTTTGATGCTGAAGGTGATGGCAAAGCATTGCGTGCTATCAACTTGGCTGACACAGTTGCTGAGCCGGTTATCCGTACTCGTGCTAACATGAAAGTTGGATTCACCCACGTTAATGGTGCCGAGATTGTATTCTACAACTCTGCTGCCTAATATATTTTAGGGGGTGAAATTCCCCCTTTTTTTTTAAACTGATAAATCAAAAAAATTATGGCTTGTGAAGCTTTAGAAACAATCGTAAAATCGTGCGACAACAATAGTGGTGGCATCGATAAGATTTGGATTAATCAGCAAGACAACATTTCAAGCATTGCTTTGGATGCAACCAACACTTGGACTATTGAAACAATCACTTTAACTGGTGGTGCTCCTGACTATACTCCATTTGAGATACGTCGTAACACTGGAAGCTATGTTGAAGATGCTGCAATTGACTTGGTGAATGGTTCATCTTATGTCACTGCGACCATCTCATTGATGTTCCACCGCCGTGACCAAGACAAATCTCAAGCAATCAAAATCTTGGGTGCTGGTCAGCAATACCTCAACGCAATCATCAAAGATATGAATGGAAAGTACTGGTACTTCCCGTTCCTTCAATTGAGTGCTGTTGGTGAAGGCTCTGGTACAGCTCGTGCAGATGGTAGCAAGTACTCTGTGACATTGGTTGCAGAGAATGACTTCCTCGCATACGAGATTGAAGAGTCTGCTGTGAATGCTGTCATCGCTTAATCTAAATTAACCTACTTAAAGAGCCATCCAAATCGGGTGGCTTTTTTTGTTATATTTGTATCACTTTAGTAATTCCAAAACAAAGTAAATCTAAACTGATTGCCCCATTCTATACGGATGGGGTTTTTTTGTTTATGAACATTTTTTGACCTAATTGCAATATAACTATAATGATATACATCAACAAGGGAGAGGTGAATTCGATTGTGCTGACACTCACAGAGGTGTCGACACTGACTTCGCCTTATTATTTGTTCGTTTTTCAGAACGAAATGAACCCAACATCCGACCCGATACTCTTCACAGCACCTGATGACTCCGACTATCCAGAGCGATTCAACCTATTCTATCTGGATGAGCCAATTGATGTGGAGCTGGTGAAGGGACAATATACATACAGCGTTTATGAATCAACCATACCTCCCACAGAAATCAGTGACACCACTGGAGTGGTCATTGA